GACTTCTTAAGGTTCCACGTCGAGGAACAGAAACGAGTCGACATGCAGTATTCGGCTGCCATCAAGAACAAATTAAACGAAAGTTGTGTTTTAGAGGAGTACACAAAACCTCTTGCCGGTGAGAAGATTCTCGAGGCCCTCGAAGCTAACCCGTATGCGGTGCTTCACGACGAGGGTGATGGAGAATGTTCTCTCAGCGGGCGGCTACGCGCCCGTGCGGAAAGATTGGTAAAATTTTACGAGGAGTTGGGAATGACTCGTTCAGCTAAAGAAATTCCCCAGCATATAATATGCGGAGGGCTACGGCCAGCCGTAAGACAATGTTTCGCCGACCAAATTAGTCCTGTCGACGAACTGAGCTTTAAAACAATTCAGAAACTCGAGAAATCTTGTTGCAAAGAATGTGAACCCCGCTTCTTGGAGAAGCTCAGCCAATGGAAAGAAGCTAGATTCCAACCAGTTGCTGTTGACATGGAGCACTTAGGCCGTTTCCGAAAGGCCTTTAAGCAAAATGTTGAAAAGGGATGGGATCGACAACGTGCGCCTTTTATCCCGAACGGTAACGCTACCCGGCGATTCCGGAGAAGGGAAGGCGGAAATTGGAACGTGGAAGAATTTAGCGGCTCATGCCGCTACGAGCTAGTGTTTTCGTCGGGTAAACCCAGAGTTGTTACTTTATACTCTGCCGAGAATACACGTCGGCTCGCTCCGCTCCATTATTCTTTATACGACATGTTGAAAAGACGAGGGTGGCTGTTGGTAGGTGAACCGACCGACCGGCACGTTTCACGCCTTACAGGCGCTGCTTTTTTGAGTTTTGACTACTCTTCCGCGACAGACAACATCAAGCGGGAGTACGTGAAAGCAGCAGTTGAGGTATTGGAAGAACAGGCGGATCATCTTTCTGATGATGAGATACAGGCACTCCGAGTGCTATCGAATCTGGTGATTGATGGCAAGGAGACGTTTTCTGGTCAACCCATGGGATCAGTAATGTCTTTTCCATTGTTGTGCATAATCAACAAGACCGTAGTTGATATGGCACTTTCCGCTATGTTAGACAGGAAGGAGATTGGATTTAAAGAGTGGACAAGTCATCCCCTTTTGGTTAATGGGGACGATTTGTTAACCCGCGAAGTTCGGGGCAACACGGATCTCCGAGGTGAAGTGGTCAGACAAGGAAGTCAGGTTGGACTCGTCGTGAACGAAGAGAAAACCATGGTCTCTGAAAGCGATGGAGAAATAAATTCCACCTATTTCCGAGATGGCCACAAGCAGAGAAAATTTAACGCGTCGTCGCTGTGGATGGACGCTGGTGTTGAGGACGTGCTTGGCTTTGCTGCCCAGGCTACGCCCAACGCGAGAGTATTTCGTAAGGTTGTTAGACGGAATTTGCGTACTCTGGCTAAACAGTCAGATAAGCATCTCCGGGAAATACCATACTCTCTAGTAGCGGTTTGCCGTAAAGACAAGAAAATTAGAGCCGCACTCACCAGCTTGCCCGATCGTGTTTTACCGACCAAACAGGGTGTAATTAGTATGGATCTTCGTCCTGAAAATTATTCCCTTACTAGGGATGAGGAACACAACGCAATGCTTGAAGAGATTGAAAGGGTGAGGGAGCGAGGTGTTGCTAGGGGATCTGTAAAGAAAACCAAACATCGACCTGGCGTCGTACCTGCCGCAAGATCTTGGAACGCTGTCCGAAAACAGACGAATAAGGTCGCCCCGGATGTAATCCCGGCCTGTTATGTC